CTATTGTTTGAAATATTGATGATTGCTCCAGATGCGTCCAAGTTATCAAAACCAGGGAATGGTGTGAAGATCACATCATCCAGAACTGAGTTTTGATCAAAAGCGAAGAAAGCTCTAATATCGTTTTGTGTTGATACATATGCATCAAACATAACTTGTAAAGATGTCGCTGGATTTTCAAGTGTGATATTTTTGGTTACATAGATGAATCTATTGGGGTCATCACTTATTGTATTGACTCTAGAATCAGTTGCGTAATTAGAAACAGGTTGATTGACTCTATTACTTGTAAAGATAACAGAAGCGTTATCAATATCAATAGCGGGACTTACTCTATTGTCTCTGGTTGAGAAATCATGAATTGTTTGTAAGGATCTAGAACCAGTAAATACGTCACCATTGAGAAGAAGATCTTCATTGACCTTAGATGCGACTATTCTTGGACTATCGAAGTAAACAGTTCTACCAAGAACAATACTCTTATAACCCTTATCAACGAAAGAGGGTTCTACACCAGATACACTGGAACCACTTATAGTTCTAATCGAGTTGGAAAGATTAGTGGCTGGAGGTGTGATTGATGTAATCTTAGGAATGATCTGAGAGAATGGAACATTGTATGTACCCTTCGCCTTAGGACCACCTGCTTGTGTATCAGTATTGAAGTAGAGTGCTGGGAAACCTTCCGAATTGCCAGGAGCTCTATTAACTGTGTTAGCTGATGCACCCATGTCAATTGTCAGATCATATGTATCCAGTGAAATTGGATCTGTTCCATCATAATCAGACAATTCGTGAGTCTTGTTGATTCTGAGGAGTGATACTCCATCCAATTCATACTTATAAACTAATTCACCATCTGCGTGATTCGCTGGAACAGTATTGTTAACACCCCTTGTAACGCCTGTTAATGTGTTACCATCAATTGATGTATATGAGATAATCTCATCATCAATCAAGATATAACCAGGATTGGTATTAGCAACTCCAATATTCTCAAACAAGGTGAGATTCGCAGTTGATACATCATTCATTTGAAGGAATGTGGTAGATGTATTAGTAACGTCTCCTACAAGAGACGTGGGAGTTACATCAGACTTAACATCTGTAATAACGACTCTGTTAACATCAGAATACATTCCATGATTTCTCTGGAAGATCTTGATGTCATCTCCACTCACTGTTTCATCAACTGAAGTGATTTGTACAGAACCACCAATACTAGAATTGAGATCAGTAGTGACTCCAGTATTGTTAATGAACTGAAGGAACTTGGTTCCACTGACTTGGAAAGTACCTTGAACATCAGTCAATTGAAGTTCATTCTCTCCAAGAATCGAGGCAACTGACAGTTGCATCCCTGATCCAAGATTCTGACCACCAACAGAGATTGGTGAAAGAACATCACCAACAGTGTAACCTTGACCACCTGCACTGATTGTAGCCGCGATAGCCACACCATCAGTGATTGTAATGTCTGCGGTTGCATTTCTACCTGTACCAGTAACCGCCGTCAGTGCGACACCAGTGTAGGTGAATCCACCTGAGGCTGGAGTATATCCAACACCAGCGTTAGTGATAGACAGGTCAGAGGTAGAAGAACCAGCAAGGGCTACCAGAGTACCTGTTCCATTCGAATCAGGTTGAATAATGGTATTACCTCTTGTAAGATCAGCGTCAACCACTGTTGTACCAATACCAATATTGATAGATCTGGAATTGATAGTGATACCAGTGTCAGGAATCCTGGAGTTGTTGATATTCAACTGAGGATTAACAAATGATGCTGAACCACTGGTTACAAAATTACATCTGTAAAGTGTGAACTTAAGATCTTCATACTGTGAAGGAGTCCAAACACTTGCGTTCTGTGACTTAAACAGAGAACCCAGTGTTGGTTGTTCTGTAACCAGAACCTGACCGGCTTCTGTTCCGAGTGTGCTTACATCAGCTTCACCCATTCTAGAAATCCATACTCTGTAATTAGTTGATGCCGATAACAATACCAAAGCGTACTCTGTCTCTGGGTTGAGATAAACAGGAGACTCGAATTGAATAGTGGTTGCAATTGTACCATCAGAACTTACAGTGATATCCGATGGATCAACGGTAACCTCAGAGAAAGGAAGAATAGTTGTTGTGGGAGTACCAAGTTGAGTAGTTCTAAGTTGAACGATAACCGGAATTCCATCTTGATCAATCTCACTGAAGAAAACATCTACTTTATTGAGGTAGACACCAGTTTCATCAGTCACCATGAATGTTTGAGCCAGTGGGTCAGATGGTGGTGGTGGTGGTGGGGGAACAAAGAATGTTCTAGAATTGGCCAGTTCTTCCTCAGTTGAAATCTCTTGTGCAGAATCTGTGACTGTGAATCCCTCACTCTCAATCTCACCAGCATTTAGAACTCTTGTCTCTGTCAAAGTTTCAGTATTGACACGAGCATTTCTTACGGATAATGTAACTTCCTGAGTATTGTCAACAGTGCCTTGTGAGTAGAATGATGTCTCAGCAGATGATGAAACATTACCATTAATTTGTGTATTGATCTGACTACTGGTAAGTCTAAAGACATTTGTACCAGTCTCAAAGGCTGGATTGGATGGGATGGTGATATCGGGAGTTTGGAAAGAACAAATGAGTGTTCCAACCCTATCAGTAATCAGTCTTACATTTGTGACTACTGCTTGAGCACCACTAGTTTGTCCAATCAATCTCATTCCAGTTTGAACATACCCACCAAATTGTGGGAAATCATCGGAAGAAAGTGAGAAAGTATCTACGTTGAGGACAGTAGATGTTTGAGTATATTGAGTCTCAACAGAAAGATTTCTGTCATATGGATTACTATCAAATGTATCATTTGGGTTGTTGTAAGGACCATACTTATGATTAGGATTGGCAACTCTGAAATCAATTCTAGGACTTGCTCCAAGAGACAGTGGTTCAATACCACCATCATTCATTCTACCTCTAACAGTTTCACCTATAACAAAGGTTCCTGAGGTCATCTCAATCTCAATAAGTTTAGGAGACGTAAATTTATTAACATCAACACCATCAAAGAATGAATACATTCTTGTAAATGGTTTGAGTGACTTTGTAGTGACCTCAATGTTTCTCACTCTTATGAAGTGAATAACTTCACGACTTACAACTCTATCACCCAGTGACTCAGTGGTTACAAACTCAGTGAGGTTATTAATTGTTCCTGTTCTGGTCTGATCAAGAGTTGTTCCACCAGTAACTTCAAACTCAGTGGTAGTGAGTGTTTCTGTTGCTGTAGTGACATTATCAAATGTATCAGTTCTGAACCAATTACCACCAAGAGAGGTTGTGGTTTGGCGAGTCTGCTCACGATTGACCTCTTCAACCCCAACTACCTCTGTAGTTTGAGTTGAATCAAATTCAATATCAACGTTGACTCCAGTGGTTTCCCATGAATCCCAAATAACAGGACTTACACCTGTTCTAGATCCATCTGCTGCTGTAGTAACTTCTGCTCCCAAGAATGAGGCCATTGTATCGAATGTGCCTTCAATTTCCACATCTCTTGGTTCAAGAGCATTTGTTTCAATCCAAATATCTGTTTCGGGTTCGAGTTTCATAACACCAACCCATTCTCTAATCAAGAAAGGAGTGACATTTTCAGTTCTCGTTGCGTATGGTTGTTGTAACCAAATAGCATCTGTATAATCAAGTGTGAGCATTTGACCACTTCTCTTGACATTGTTGCCAAGAAGTTCAGAAAATCTTGAGTCCTGATTTACGAAAGTGGTGGTTCCAATACCAGTAATGGCATTTGTAGCCAATTCCAGATTAAAAGCTGTTGTATAGTGTGATGGACGTAAGAGTCCTTTCTTAAGGTCAACACTATTTCTGACACCCATCTCACTATCCTGAGGAAGAAGAGTTGAGAAGTTGTCAACAAATACACCAGACTTGAATTTATTATTACCATTAGCATCTTCAACGAAGAGATTAAGTGTTTCAATCTCAAGCATATTCAGAGATGTATAGTACTCAATATTCTTGATTCTCTTCTCAAGATTTGAGATATCTGTCATTTGATATCTCTTATGTTCAATAAATGTTACCTTTGCATTACCTGCATTATAGAGATAAGGTGGTAATGAGATGTTTGCGATGTTAAGTTGTCCAGTAACATCTGAAGGTGGTTTAGGATTGTCGTCGGGGACACCTGAAACCACATTGATATTACCTTGAGTATCAACATAAATTCTGTCAATTCTTCCCTGATAGTAAGAGAAGTTCATAGACATTGATTCATCAGAAGCAAGGATGAACTTAGAACTATGGAGATTACCATCATTACCTAAGTCAAAGGATCTACCATCAAACTCAAATGGTGAACGACTTCCTTGTGAGGGGGTATATGGTGCAACTCTCGGTCTTGCATCAATGATATCAGTTGATCTGAACCCCTTAGTTGTGGGGATATCAGTGGAATAATTAAAGAGATTGTATGAATTTACTGTTGTGATATCACCGGAGTCTGAATCAGAGTAATATCCTCTACCATAGTAAACTCTTAATTTTCTAGATGGGATCTGAGCATCATCTTTTCTAACCAGTGTTGAATAATCATAGTAATCACCCTTTTGACCACTATTAAACTTGAAGGATCTGGAAATATTTGGAGATCCAGAAGTTATATCAGAAACAACAGCACTTACTCCAGAGTCCTTGAAGTTGACAACTTCACCCTTGATAAATGTTTGAGAATTGATATAAGCAAAGTCTACACTAATTTGATTATCCTGAACCAAGTAATAAGCTTTTGCTCCACTGATTGAACCTGTGATGGTATCACCTACAATCAAGTCGTCTGTGGTACCTGCAGGTCCGTCTAATGACGCAAGGGTCATAGATGGGGCAGAAGGATCACTTGTGTCATTAGACTCAAATACACCATAGAGGATGTATAAGTCTGGGTTGTTCAGACAAATAATGGAGTCTTGAACTCTAGTTCCGAAAGGATAGTTTCCAATCTCAAGACCATCATTAAGTGTAGTTGATCCAATACCAGAAGCAACATTTGATGACTTATTAATAATAATATTCTCAGATACAATCTTAAGTTTCGTTTTTGATGTAACTTTTGACTTTCTAAGAGTAGCAATCAATTTTGCATCTGGATCATTGGTTCCAAGGTTATTGATCTGTAAATTAGTAGATCCACCGGTAAATTCAAACTTATCCTCAGTCAGTATTTCGGTTGAACCATCAGATCTGACAAGATTATATCTCTCTTCATCAAATGGTAAGAATACTTGACTAATTCCAGCATTTACGACATTTGTAGAATTATTTGTGATCTGAACGTCAAATTGTCTTCTAATAATGATGTTTGAGTCTTCTAAATCAACAGATTCTACATTTGATTTAGGAAGAGCTGCAAAAAGTGTATTACTACCAGATGGATTGCCAGCACCATTAGTTCTCTTGAGTGGTGATGTGACAAGTTGTAATCCACTTACATTTTCGTTGGATGTTGGTAGTGCACCATTACACACACCAGCAACAGTAGTTACAGCTTCAATTTGGAAATCTGTTCTTGCAACTCCAGTGATTCTACCCAGAGAAATGACAGTTTCGCCATTTCTTGAATATTGAATCAGATTTCCAGTAGATACGATTCCAACAAAACTTTGTGATGGGTTTGTTGGTATCGAAACAGTTGAAGTTCCTCCAGAGGCTGCAGTAATCTGTGCATTTCCAAAAGTCAACTTATTTTTAAGTACAATGTCAGCACTAAAAGTATTTGCTGTGCCTACAATTCCAAATACAGATTGAATATCAGAAATATTGAATTCTCTGATACTATTGACAAATCTTGAGTTGTCTAATACACCATTAAACTTAAGATTCTCACCAGGGAAGAAAGTACCAGTTGTTTGGGTAACTGTTAACGCTGTTCCAGCAACAACTTCTGATTTCAGGTAACCTGTGGCACCACTTGAGTCACCTTTAACAAAAGTTGGGATTGAAAGGGAGACAGGCTCATTTACATTGAGATTGGTGTCAGTTACAATGTCATAAATTGAAAAATCCCACTTATTTGAGTTCGGAAGAGCTGAATCATAAGAACCAGACTCTAAAACAAAGTCATATATCCTTGCTCTACCAATTTCATTACCAGGAGCAGTTGTGGCGTCAGAACCTACCCTTTGATCTCTTAAACTGATGGTATTTGAGGTATTGAATCCAAGAACTGGAGATCCAGTTACTCTATTCAACTCAAAAGTAGGACCAAAACCAAAATTGACAGCTTGACCCTCAACATTGTTGGTGGTTCTTGGTTTTTTGGCATCAATTAAAGTTGGACCAAGAGTTTCTACTTCAAAACCCTTGACATAAGCTTTACCTGGTGAAACTTTATAAACTAACAGGTCATCAGAAGGAGTATTTCCTTGATATGTGACTTGGCCAGAATTATAGATTCCCTTATTTCCTTTATCATCATTCAAACTTTCTCTTACACTAGTAACGAAGTCTTTTACATAATAATGACCTGATTCATCATAAGTTCTTCTTGCAAGTTCTTTTGCCAGATAGTTATAGTCAGTATTGGTGTTGAGAATTCTCAGAACACCTTCCTGAACTTCAGCCAGTTGAACAAAACTCTCTACGTCATACTCATTTAGATCAGTTTTAGACAGAACGGCAGATATCTTGAATCTATCTGCTCCTGGAGCTGTGTAGTTGTTGAAACCCCTTGCGTTATCACTAAGAGTAGGATCATCATCTGATGTAACAATCTCTTCTACTACTGTCAGACCAACTCTGTTACTTGGTGTTGTTGAATATTGGTCAAGAATGAGAATTTGTTCAGAAACATCTACAAATGTTCCTCTTAAGAAATAAACACCAGAATTGAGTATGAATGCTGAACCCGACCCAGATGCATTTTGTGATACAGCAGTTGCAAATCCCTCACCAGCAGGAATAAATGTGGTGGCAAAGACAATCTCACTATTAACAGTCAGAATCTCACCATCTGAGAAAGAAACTGTTGAATCGTCACTTGAACTACTATTGAAATAGTTTAGATAGAGAGTATAATTTCCTTTTTCGGATTCTTCGTCTGTAATATAAGTAACAACACTTGCAGTGACACCAGATGTTGTTCCAGTGATAGTTTTTCCAACAAGTTGGTCAATATAAAGGGATACAGGAATTCCTAAAAATTCTTCCTGAATTTGAATATTATAAAAATTATTTCTATAGATTAAGTCGCCAGGAATGACCTTAGCACCTTCCTTGAAGAAGTGATTACCCACATCTTCAATTTGATTTTGCAGAATGGATTGGAGAGAGTTTAACTCCCTCGCCTGAACAGGAAAACCTGGTTTGAAAAGAACTTTGTAATAGTTGCTGTCTGGCGTAAAATCGTCAAAATAAGGAGCAACGTTGAGGTTAGTTTCCTGTGGCATGATTTCTTATTAGAACTGTAAGATGACTTTCACATCTTCTTTTTGGGAGGCAGACCTTGTAACAGATGGTCTGTTATCAACATAGATGATGTTACCAGAATATTTTTGAGACTCTGGGAAGGAAATACCAGAGGTAAATTCCTGGCCAAGATTGTAAGTAACAGTATTTATAGTGACTGAGTTACCTGTAAAACCTGAGTCAATTTCAAGTGTTGTACCTGTTGATGGTATGATATTATTTGACCCACCAGAAGCTGGATCAGATGTAAACTGGTACTGGTCAAAACCATAAATTGGGTTGGTATTCTTGGTCCCGTCACTATTAAAACCAGCAGTTGTTCTGTCTTGTGTATACTTTAGAACACCTGTAATTTGATCATATGAGACAACTCTACCAACAGCTGTTGATGCCAAACCAACAGTTTGAGTAACATAAGAGTCAGGTGTGAATGTGGCAACTGATGAACCAGTTCCAGTCAACTTAAGTGCATAGACTGCACTTACCTGGTTTGCTGTAAGAATAGATGATGAATTGTAAGCTGTTGGATTCTCAACAAGTCCTACCTGAGCAAATTGGTTTCCTACAATAAAATCAGGGTTGTCTGTATCATTTTCAAATCTGGCATATACCAGAACATTGTAGGCTCCAAGTTCTCTATAGATATCAGCACCATGACCACCTGATGGGGGAATAATTACATCGAAAATGGGTGCTGTTGTTCCAGTGGGAACACCACCCGACACAAGATCCACAGTACCAAATGAATACCCCTGACCACCATTTGATACTGTAACCGACTCAACCTTTGAGTCATTATTAATTACAATTGTAGCTTCAGCTCCAAGACCATCACCTACAATTGGAACACCAGTGTATGTGATATTTGCAGTTCCAAGACCAACACCACGATTTCTAACAGTGACAATCTTCAATTGACCACTATTTGATGCGTTTTCTCTGACTGATGTATATGATGAATTATCATACCAATCACTTGGGACTGGCATATAATTTGTAGAATCAAACTTGATAATTTGATTTGGTTTGATAGTATAAAGATACTTCCAGATGTATCCATCACCACTACTACCAGCTTCTCTTGGTTCTAAGTCAGTGAAGTTTGGTTCATCAAGGGATGGACTTCCACGGAAACTATTCTCTGGATTTGCATTATTGTATAAACAGATATAGACTTTGAATTCACTGTTTACGACATAGAAGTTTGAGTCGTAAATATCAAGAGCACCTGATGGCAAAGATGGATTAGTTCTTGTAATATCATTTCTCCACATATCATATGTGGTTCCTGATTGCCAAGTAACCTTCCTTATAACCTCACTAACATCACTTGAAGAGATTTTCTTCAAGGACAACATTGCATCCCAATAGCTATTGGATTGATCTAGACTATCTTTTGGAGCAGGTGGGTTATCGTCCCAACCAGATTGAACATCACTCGCATTTGCAAGACCTAAGAAAGCATAATATGAACTATCTGAGGATTGAACCTCGTTCACAAATGTCTTTGCATTCAATATACGAAATTGATCAGTAATTATCGCTGCCATTTTGTTAGGACTTTTTTGTTATTTATTAGGATAATGTGAGGGTAGTTGACCCGATCCCGGCTACCGTAAATGTCAATTGATTACCAACGAAAGTAATCTGACATGCTGATGTGGAGGCTGCACTAATGAAACCATTTGTGGATGTTGTTACACCACTATTGACAATAGTATCAGAAATAATATTCGATGTTTGAGCAACACCAGTGATAGTAACTTCACCAGTGGATTGATTAGTTGAGATGCCAACCCCACTTACCTGAATACTTGTTACAATACCGGGTGCAAGAGTTGTACCATTACCACATAATGTATACAATTCACTGAAGTTTTCATTAATTTTTACACCTCCAGAGAGCAGGGTATCACCTGTTCCACTGTTTGCGGATGTGCCTGTGTTTATGCCCTGTCTCGCCATCTTATGAAAAGTATTTTATAGGTTTATTTAGGGGGTGGTTGAATAACCAATAAATTTCAACTCTCTTGTTCTTTGAATAAGAGGTGAAGAGTCGAGATTTTCATAAGTTGTTGCTGAGAATGACTTAGCTATTGTTGATGGTCTTGCAGAGAACCCAATTCTTCCATAAGTCGCCAAACCATAAATTTCATCATCTACAATTGCCTTGTTGGTACTTGTAGTACCAATACCAGCCATTGTAAATTCAACTCTCTTCACACTCGTTGTAAATCCAAGTGCGTCTACATTCTTAAGAACATCATATACAACAGCAGCTGTATGAATACCATTTATGTTGCTTGTTTGTGAGAGACCAACATTTGAATTATTAATTACAAATGTATCACCAACCACAATACCACTAGTGGATTGTGCAACACCAACATAGAGAGGATCTCTAAATGATGAGTCTTCTGGGATAAACAAGTCAATTGTAACTGTTTTTGAAGAGTTAGTATAACCATATCCAACAATTTGTGACTCATCACCACGATATGTGGTAACACCAATCACCTCACGAATCAGATTAGGTGCTTCTATCTCTACAACAGGTGGATTTTCAGTTGTATAACCAACACCACCCGAAGAAATAGTTCCACTAACCACAGAGTCTCCACTTACAGTTAATGTTCCAGTAGCTTGACCTATTGTTGTAAATCCAGGTCTCGAAATGGTGACTGATGGGTTTGTGAGGTTTGTATAACCTGTTCCACCAGATCCAATGTTAATTGAAGAGATAGTACCAGCTGTTGAGACAGTTACAGTAGCAGAAGCTGCGACAATATTTGTTTGATCAGTCATTGTGATACTAAACTGATAATCAATAATACCAGTTTCATTTTTTTGATCAAAAATAGGTCTCACACTATCAACATAAGTGAATGAGCTGGTTAAACCTACATTTCTGGTCAAATATGAAGATCCAAAGATTTGTGGCTCTAAACCAAGCCTATCTTTGGTTACAAAATCACCATTTATGACCAAATCGTCAGTTTGCTTACACCAAGTAACTGGTCTTGTGAAAGAAGTGTCTGTAACAACACCAGGACCAGGATATGGGTTAGTATCAGCGATTTCAAGAGTCGAAATGCCAGTTACAACTCTTTGATTCTGTTTAAATCCGAGATTTTGGCCTATTGTTGAGTCATTTTGAATTTGTAACTTGTCACCAACCTTAACAGTCTCCAAAACATCAACAAATACAACATCAACATCAGGTGTTCCCTTATAGAAGATGATTTTACTTGAATCACCCTGTTTTGGAGGTTCACTGAACTTAATTACACTACCACCAGTGAATGTATAGGCTTCTTCTGGTTTTTGTAGGATATCATTGATGAATACGAGGAGGTTGTAGTTAAGATTCAGTAGTGAACCCTTAGCTGCGACAATAGAAACTATTTGTCCATCAATTGTGAGGTTGTAGTTAGTTTCTTTTCCATCAAATTGACTATCCAACTTATCAAATACGTCAAGTTCGCCTATTGTCCAACCATTAAAGGTGTCTCTGAATGTAGATTCAACATTTACACGGAATTCGTTGAATGTGACAGAGGTATCAGTTGGAATACCACTTGTACCGCCCACATCAATAGTCAAAGTATCACCAGCTCCATATGAGAAACCATTATTATTGAGTTCAAACTCGATTACACTTGTACCAGAGCCAACAGTGATGTCAACAGTTGCTTGTTGACCACTTCCAGAGGCATCTGAGGTATAAACCAGTGGAATATTGTGATATGGGAGTGGTTCATCAATAATGACCGATGGTGGTTCTGATTGTGAGAAATTTGATCCGCCATTTGTGACTGCGATACCGATAATCAGACCATCCTGAACGGTTGCGGTACCAATTGAGAACAATGATGGAACACCAAGGCTCTCGGTCTGAACATATACACCAATGTATGTCTGTATACCAGATCTATATCCACTACCAGAGTTGCCAATAGAGACAGACTGAATAGTTCCAGCTATTGAGACGACTGCGGTAGCTCCTGCAGCTACAAGTGGTTGATAACCAAGACCTTTACTTGAACCCACTGAGACAAGAACACCACCTCTTGGTACATTTGCTCTACCTGGATCATATCCAACACTTCCTTGGTTTCCAGTGTAAGTGATACTGGTAACACCAGCAATTTCATTGAGTTCCACATCACCAGTAGAGAACTGATCACCTTGTGGTTCCTGTAAAATGTTGGAATTAAGGATAATTGCTTGGTTTGTGGAGAAACCAGTGACTGCAACACCATCACTCAACAATCTGAAGGTGTCTTTGACCCCATCAAACTGATTTTGGATGTTGTCAAAGGTATAATTGTCCTCATATGTGTCATTTGAAGTTTGTGGTTGGCCACTTCTCACAAATGTTCTACCTTGGAAAATAGAATTAGTAGAAATTCCACTCCAATCAACGTTATCTGGACCATCAGTAGTTGTACCAATTGGTCTGGCCCCATAAGGTGCTCCATCAAAGAACACAGTACTATCTCTGATGGTATAATTACCACCCATCAGAGATACAGTAGCACCAATTGAGTGAGGTGCAGCCACAGAACCCATTTGGGCTCTCAGAACTGTAAATCTATTAGTCTGTCCAACTCCGACTGACCTTATCTTCATTAATTCATCATCAATCTTGATCAAGTCAGGTGCAACAAATGACGTAATACCAGTCACAGTAAACTCAGTATCAAATACAATGTTCTCATCAAGTTCTGTACTGACCTGAGCCTCAGTGATAGGTGCTTGAATGATGTTGTCAATAGCCAGAAGAGCTTTCGCGTTCTGTTTGGTTGTTGTAATCTTGTGTTGTGAGGATGTCGCCAAATCAGTTAGGTCAAGTAGCACTGGTATTGATGCTAATGCGTCTTGTGCGGATGCTGCGAAGGCTACTCTGTTTTCGCTGAGTTTCACAACAAACAATTCAGTAGGAAGTTTGTTTGTTGAAACACCTGCAATCACTGTATTTGTAATACCAATACCATTTGATGAAGATGTGGTTGATCCTTCATAAGAATAAGTGACTTTTTCACCTGTTACGAAATAATGGTTGGGGAGATCAATTTGATTTGAGTCCAAGAATACAACTTCATCATCAGATCCATCAAATTCTCTACTAAAGATTGGTAGACCATTATGATTGAGGTTGAAATCTCTATTTTTATCATATTCAGTTCCAGTATAATCACCAGTTGTGGAAATTAACTGAGTATTTCCAAGATCAAGAACTCTAGTGGTTGTATTATTGTCAAAAGTTTTCAATGTGAGTCCAAATGCTCTGACTTCTACATCAATACTTGCATTTGGAGTAAATACGAGATTGGTTCCAGAACCAGTTGTACTCAGACCAATGGTTCCAAGACCCGCACTAGTGTGAATCTTACCAAATTCAGTAAATGCCTCACTGTTGAACTGTGTATCAATGGCTGCAATCTCTACCAACTCATACTCATTATTGGTGGTGTCTTCAATACTAACAAAGAAGTAACCACTTGCTTCTGGATCAAAGAATTGAGCGATTGTGTTTGCCGTAGGGGTGCCAGATGCTGAGATGGAAGTAGAATAGGAGACCAAATCACCAGTTCTGACTGCAGTACTTCCTACACCAGTTGAAGCACCAGAGGTACATACTGTCAGGAGAGAACCATTACAGGTCAGAGCTACAGATACAGAAGGAATAAACTCAACTACAACATTAGAACCACTAATGTAGGAGTTGTATGTTCCAAAACCCGAAATACCAGCTAAACCAGTGTCATTTGTGAGGTCACCATATTGAAGTTCTAATACTTCTGATCCATCATGAAGAATATTGAGTTCATTGGCATAGAAGTTACTATTTGAATCCTCATATTGGAGGAGAAGTTTAGCAGCTCTTGTAGTATTGGAGATAGAAACCAATGTGGTAGTGACACCAGCAGCAATATCAGTATGAATACCAGTAATATTGACTACACTGCCAAGTTGTTGATTTGTGAAATCAGTGTCAGATCCACTAACACTAAAAGCAAAGGATGAAACATCATAATTATTGTATTCAAACTCATATGGGTAGAAGTTGAGATCCCAGTCAGGTCTTGTGGAACCAATACCTACTCCAAACCATCCAAGAGTTTCATTACTCTCAATTCTAGCATATTGGTTAGTGTAAGAATTCAGATTATCCTGAAGAACTGAAACAATTGCAAACTGAGTTTCATCTAGAAGGTCAGTGTCCCTTACAAATGTGAATATCTTTGTGAAGTTGTACTCTGACCCATAACGTGAAATAGTTTCAAATGGTTCAGTTCTTGGATTACTATCAAATTGAGAACTAATGTCATCAATTGAAATAACTCTGTTACCTCTTGACTCAAAGTAATCCTGAAGAATAGTATTCTCAAACACGATTTGATTTGAGATAGGAGCTCCATTTACATCAACCGTTCTTTCAGTGACAATATCAAAATCATCATAACAATGAACACTCTTCTCTTCTGAAAGATCTACAACAGCATCAACATCTATGTCAACTGCTAAAAGTCTTCTAGAAGCAGATGTTTCAACAATAAGATCAGAGTATTTCTCGAATCCAGAAGCATGAGCCAGAGCACTTACTGAATCATCCCATGTTTCATAAGCAACTCGTGACTTAAGTGAATAAGAGAAGTTTTGATAGTATTCATTGTTAGGAATAACCTGAAGATTATTATTCAGAATACCAGAATCTGTCTGCCAACCATCATAGACAGTAGCACCAGCACCAGTCTTGATCTCGGCGTTATATTCAATCTTATCATCAATAACTGACTTGATATTTGAAGTGAGTGATGTGAGTGATGTTCCAACAACAAAGTCTTTATTGGTTGAAACATAAAGTAACTGACCAACAGGATCCCATCTTTCAATCACACCAACACGATCATTGTTCAGAACAGTCTCACCAACGTCATAATTTCTAATTTTAAGTTTTGGATCAAAGATTGGGAAGTATGATTGGGGAGTGACAATAGCAGCTGCCAAATTCAGAACTTCACCAGGAACTTCAGAAGAAGATAAGTAATCTTCAAGACTATATTCGATAAACGCACCTGAACCACCAAGTTGTGAGTCAACAGTTGTCAACTCAAACAGGTCATAATTATAATTTTCACTATTATATCCCTTACCAGTAGAACCAACACCAATGGAGACATTCTCTACCATGATGTTACCACCCACCTTGAATGGGAAGTCCTCACCATCACTGAATTGTTTCTCAAGTGTCAATCTTACTACTTGTGTGCTGTTGGTGTAAGAAATAGATGAGATACTGAATCCATTTGAGTTTTCAATTGGATAGATGTTAGGAGTTACATTGTAGAGTGAGTTGGTATTGTTAATTATTTCAACTTCAGTATCACCAATATCAAAACGTAAATCAACATCAGTGATTAAGTCATTAGTAAATCCGTCCTTAACCACCAGTTTAGGGGCAAAGATGTAATTCACCCCACCAGAGGAAATACCGATACTCTCGAAGGATAGGAGAGGGGTTACACTGAGAATTTCGGGGAGATTTGCAACTCCTCTCATTGTTGTATCAGTTGGATAATCAAATCCAATGTTATTGGATCTCACATTGAGGATCTTACCAATAGTTCTACTAAATGGATCAATGATTGCACCAGTTCCCTCGGAACTTGCAATACTTACAAATCCAGGTAATGTCTTGTAACCTGTTCCCTTTCCAAATATTCTTACTTTGTGTACTGGACCTTTCTCAGTAAGAGATGATGTTGAATAAGTGGTATTGGAATTTGATGTATTGAATTCAAGAGTGTCGGGAGGTTCTGGAATACTGTATGAGAATGTTGTGGTTCCAATTCCACTAATCTTATGTACCCCATCTACCCTATTATCAACTATGTTGATTTGGGAATTTTTATTGACTTCATCATCAACTATTATCTCCTTTTTGACAGAAGGAACAAGATTGAGATTTGTTGGTTCCAATCTGTAGTAAAGACTCTGTGGGAAATTGTCAGATATCGATACATTGACATTTGCTCCAGTGTCTATACCAATTTTGCCAGTAGAGGAGACTTCAAATGTTGATGTACTTCTTGTGGAGTAGAATTCATCAGTAAACTCTGGGTCATTGTAAATATGGAAACTAAAAGCAGAGAGAGTATTAGTTCCATTGAGGAATGACAATGAACTATCATCAAGGATAAATTTAAGGTTATTATTTCTTTGAGTGGTGAATTCTGGATTGATCAGTGACAAGGTACCAGGTCCTTGTGTGCTCAATCCAACAACAACTGGATTCTCCAATTCAGATTCATATTTCTCATTAGAAAGTTGGAATGTGTTGTCGTTGATAGGAACGACAAAATACATTTCATTATCGACCAATCCACCAGCAGGTGCATCAGCTGTGTGAATTACTTTATCACCCAACTTAAATCCGTGATTATCAATTTGGATAAGGTTTCTAACAGTATCAACACCAACTGCAGCAAAATTCTTCGGATTGAATACAACTCTTCTATTAAAATTGTTGTATATGACCTCTACATCGGTCGTGAAGGTGGGTTTAACATCAACAGTAACCTCGTCACCCAACTTAAGGGAATGGGTCTCTGCAAGACCTACTGTGACGATATTTTTAGTTACATCGGAAGTTACCACATCACTCAACATAGTTGTGAATGAGTGTGTGTCACCTGCTCCAACACTGGTAAAGGAAAGAAGACCAGCTGTGGAATTTACACCAACATAATTTCCAGAGATCGTATTGAGACCAACTCTGTTTGAACTAATACCAAGAATATTCTTACCAAATGGAACTGCATAGAGAGTACCAAGTTCCGTTAGATTTCTGAATGGATAATTTACAGTTCCATTCCAAACAATCATGGAGGTTCCACCATTAGTTTGATACTGGAGTGGTGTATTCAATTGAAGACCGTGATCTTTATAATAAAGTTCGGTTGGTTTCAAGAATACCTGAGTTACACCAACACCAGGATTAGAGAATCTAACAGTAGTGCCAGAACCGACAGTACCAAGTCCAACTGTTTCAATTGGATCAAAGTACAGTTGTCTATTGGTGGCGAGTGTTTTGGTGGTTGATAAAGATCCAGTAATAGAAAAGTCTCTTGGGAGATCAACAAGAAGAGTGCCGTTAGTGTAAGCAGCACCTGTGGTTCCGTCTTGATTTCTCAATACCCTTATTCTCTTAGTATCAAAATCAACATTCAATACCTTAACTTTTTCAAAAGTGTCAGAATAATTGATTTGGAAGACATCATTTTCACGACAGAACTCGGGAGTCAAATTACCCGCAACATAGAAGTATGTTACAATTCCTGTGGTTTGTGCAGACGAAATACCAAGAGTGAGATTAAGTGTATTTGTATTGACAACTACTTGATAAGATGTGTTAAATTTATTAAAAGATGTGGAGAGACCACTAATATTGATATCATCACCAGTCTTAAATCCATGAGGATAAGAGGTGATACCAACAAATGAATTTCTTCCTATGGTCGGAATAAATTCAACACCTTCAAAAGATGTTGCCGCTACACTGACATCTGATACTTTTCTACCCTTGACTTGAGAGACCTTTACATCAAGTCCTCTACCACCTGTTTTTTCCTTCTCAAAAATTACTCTATCATTTACCTTATAGTTTGATCCTGGTGATTGAACAATAAGACCATCAACAGTTCCTGTGGATGATGCAGAAACATCATATCCCTGTTTGATTATTTCATTAGAATTGAAGATGTAATCATACTGGTTCTTCTGACCACTTGTGAAATAGAACTTGGAGTTTCTAAACCATGTATCACTTGTGATGTCATACCCATTTTGATTATTTGATGGTTTGAAATTGAATGGGTTGGGCTTACATCTGTAAGTATTACCAATAACATATGGGAATACAGGTTCAAAGAACTTATCAAATGGACCTGATCCAGCCACTACATCATCAATAGTCGCGAAGTATGCATAAACACCATTTGGGAAGTCTGGAGTGACACAGAATCTACCGTTATGTTCATCTAGAGTTGATTCACCAATGTAAGTATAGTCATCGACAAAGAATCCAGCAGCAAATGCATTCACTGAAGGTCTGTTTGGTGCAGTTGTATCTTGGACATATCCAGATGTCATTTTAATGATAGAACCTGTTCCATCATTATTCTCATAACCATATGGTCCATAGATTGGATTGCCATCATATGCCCATCCAATGATTGGGGAGTGATTGGTACTATCTACCTCAACACCACCAGTCTTAACAAGGTCATATGTACCATACTTGATATTATCAGATTCTTTTTCATCATAACCATTCAGAGCAAATACAGACTCTCTGAGTGGTCTAGATGCATAGAGGTGTGAATATTCAAGAGATGTGTTTCCAATGTTTTCATTGATGATACCATCATCAGGAAGGATATTTTCATAAACTCTCTTAAAGAGGTTGATGTTCCAAGGATGAATATCAGCATTAGCAATCGCACCAAGTCCAGATGGTGTAATCGTGACAAACGTCTTACCTTGAACGTATCCTCTTCCACCATCAAGAATAATAATATCCTTCAATCTTCCTTGACTATCAACTGTTGGTGTGAGTTGAGCAAAATTGCCAGTCTCACTCTCAATGGACAAATGGGGAGGAGTATTATACTTTGTTCCTCTTTCATTAATATTAAATGATGTGATAACTCCATCATTGATGACAGGAGTAACTCTTGCTCCACTACCAGTTTCAAACTTAATATCTGGTTGTCTATTAAAGTCAATGACCTCTGATGCACCATATCCTACACCACCATCAGTGATATCAACAGACTTGATAGCACCTCTGAATAATGGTTCGATTTCAGCGTCATAATTCTTCTGGTTACCAATGAAAGGATCATCATTAATCAACCAATGAGAATCTTCACTGACTTGGACATAGAATGTGTCTGTAATTATAGCCTCGGCACCGTCAGGTCCAGTCCATGCAAGGACATTCGTTGGAGTTATAATATCTTCTTCAACAGGTGACTCAATGATAAACAGAGTTTCAAAGTCATCAACAAAGGTTTTGTCAAAGTAATTTGGGAGACCTTTAACTTCAACAGAAATTGGTTGATAGTTGAATGAACCATCACCAGTTGAAATCAGATCAACTACCACATTATTGTTGTAGAAGAATTCCCTATCATCAACATTTGTTCCTATCTGTGCCAGTTTGAAACTATCTTTCTTTGCATCAATAACAAAGTATTCTCCTTCATTGTCCAATCCCTGAACCTGAGTAGTTCCAGACCCTCTTACATATCTTACAATCTCCTTATCCTTATATCCATGATTTGGAATATTGAACTGATTGCGTGCTGTATCAACACCAACTCTACCTAACTCATCAGTAGCTCTAATTGTTCTCTCTTTATTTTCATATCCATAACCAGGATCAGTGATAACAATACTCGATACAATATTGAATTGTTTGACACCAACAAAATACTGAATTCCCTGACCAACACCAGTGATATCTACTGTGTTAATACCAACCTTTGCATCATCCTCAGTATTATGCAATCTTAGGTTATCTGGGGTAACAACATGAATGAAATATCTTTGATTTGTATTGAGACCTACAACTACATTTGGATTTCTTGGTTGATATATTAACCCATCACCATCAATAAGTTTATGTGCTGTTCCAAAACCAATCGTGTTCTCTGAAACATTTACATCAACAGTACTAGCCGCATTAAACTTGAGTTCTAAATCAATTTTCTTAAGTTTGGCCTCAGCTTTTGCACCATATCCATTACCACCTCTAATCCTTACTTCAGGAGTTTCTTTGTATCCAAAACCTGGATCAGTGATATTAATTTTGTAAAGAGAACCTTTCGTGTTTGTTTTACCGGTAACACCAATTCCAGTTTCATCTACAACACTCAAAATTGGTGGGTTGATGATGTC